GATGTATCCTGCCGCGCCATAACTGTTCGTGCCAATGCCGAACAGGCTGCTGGCGTTGCTGCCGAGGTTGAACAGGTTGCCTAATCCACCGCCGCTGCCGCTGCCGCCGCCAAGCGCTTGACTCAGCACGCTGGTCGAAACGCCAGACAGGCTGGCGCCGATGCTGATGATCCAGCGCTTGACGGTGAGCTGGTACAGCATGTCGAGCACGGCTGCCTTGATGGTTTTGCCAAGGCGCTTGAAGGTGCCGGCGCCGTCTTCCCAGATGTTGGTAAATACGTCGTGCGCGGTTTGCTCGATGCTGGCCCAGCCGCTGACGATATCTTGCTGCGACTGCAGATAGTCTTCTTTGCTGGCGCGCTGGCCGATCAGATCGCGGCGTTCTTTGAGCAGGCGGATTTCTTCTTCCAGCGCGGACTGCTCGCGGCTGGTGAAGTTCTCGCGCTTCATGCTTTCGAGTAGCCATTGCTTGTCGGCAAGGGTGGCATCAATGCGGGCCTGCTCGTAGGCCACGAGCTGCTGGCGCGTCATGCCGAGCTTGGTGATTTCTTCGCTCAACGCCTCATTGCCGCGGGCGTACTCGTCAACCTGTTTTTCATAATCCTGCACGCGCTTCAATTCAGCTTCGCGCAGGGCGTTGACGGCTTTTTGCTGTTCTTCAAGCGCCTTTTTCTCGGCGGTAATAGCGTCTTTAACGACCTTCTGGTTTTCGTTGAGCGTTTGGAGCGCCTTTGCATATTCATCCGCGCCGATCCTGCCTTTTGCGTAGCCTTGCGCTAGAAGGTTGAGGTTCTTGTAATAGTCTGTGTCAAGGCCTGTTTCTTTCGATGTGAGCTTTGCCATCAACTCGGCGAATTCGTCCTTGACGCCCTTGGCCTTGTTCTTGAGGTCTTCCACGCTGGGCGCGGCTTGTTTGATGGCTCCCGTGACGGCCGCAAAGGCGTCCACGCCGGCATCGCCGGTTTTTGACCATACGTTGTTGAGCGAGGCGGCGGTGGCGCCCCAATCGTTCTTGACATCGGAGGCAAATTCGCTGGCGATGTTTTTGGCGGCGGTGAAGTTGCCCTGCATCACCTCGCCGAACACGGCCATGGCCGCGCCGATAGTCTTCCCAAGCGTGCTGAAAATCTGCGCACCGATGGCGCCTATGGTGAACACGCCCTTGAGCGCGGTGCTGAGGGTGTTGCTCACGGTGGTGAGCGCGCCGGTTTGGTTGGCGGTGCCGAGAATTTCGCTGGCCAGCGTTTGCAGCGTGGGCAGCAGGTTGGCGGCTATCTTGTTGCCGACACCTTGCATGCCGCGGCCCATCAAGTCCACCGTGTCGTTGAACTTGCCGGCTTTTTCGGTGGTTTCCTTGTCGAGCGTGAGGCCAAGTTGCTTGGCTATCTCGTCGAACTGGGCCAGGCCCTCTCTGCCGTTGTTGAGCACGCTGATCATGGGCGCGCCGTTCTTGCCGAACAGTTCCATGGCCAGGGCGGATTTAGCCGCGCCATCTTCGTAGCTGGCGAACTTTTCGGCCACGTCGCCCAGAACGTCGCGGGTGTTGCGCAGAGTGTCGTCGGCATTTTTGACGCTTACGCCCATGGCGGCAAAAGCCTTGTTGCCTTCGGCCATGCCGCGATTGAGGCGGCTCATGCTCATGCCGATGGCGTCGGAGCCAAGGCCAGCCTGACGGTAGGCTATTTCAAGACCTGCAATGTCCTTGACGGCAAGGCCCGTGCGCGCGGCGAGCTTTCCTGCGGCGTCGGCGGCGTCGATGCTGCCTTTAATGAAACCGGCGAAGGCGGCCACGGAAAGACCGCCTGCTGCAAGACCAAGAAGGGATGACTTCAGGCTTTCGACCTGCCTTTGCACCGCCTGCACGCCCTGCACCACGGCGGGGCTGCCTTCCAGCGCGAGCTTTATCTTGGCGACGGGGTCAGTCATGGACGCGCTCCACGGCGGCGCTGGCGCTCGCTGTTCCACACCTTGAGGCAAGCGTCTTCACACTCGCGCAAATCGAGCAGCAGGCGCTTGCGCTGTGCAGACGCGCGCACGGTCTCGCGCAGCCATGCGCAGACCGCCGCGTAATCGAGGCCGCTTGGGATGCCCGTTTCGCCCACAAAACGCCACTGCGTTTGCAGGCAAAGCCAATGGTTCCAGGCCTCGACGTTGTCGGGCCAGAGCGCCACGGTGAGCGGCGCAGGCGGCGCGAAGACGGTGCCTTCGATGCGCAGGCCGAAGGCGGCGGCGGCGCCGGCCAGGTCTTCGTCTGGATCGCTGCGTGGGTCACGGCTGCTATCCGGTGCGTCTTGATAGATGAGCTGACCGCGCGCGAACAGCTCGGTCAGCCGCCGGAGTTTTTTCGGCGGCCCGCGTCGCCGTCGCTGGCGACCATGGCGCGTCCGTAGGCCGTGAAGATGAGCACGCCAAGGCCGCCCACGCCCAGCATGGCGTTGAACGCCTCTTCGCTGAATTCGACGGGCTTGCCGCCTTCATCAAGCACAAGTTGCTGGCCGCGCCAGCCGGTGATGCGCTCGCGCAAAAAGTCGTTGACGGGCTGGTTGGGGTTCTCTGCGTCCGGGCCGAAGGTGGCGCGGATTTCGTCGGAGCTCATGCGGCGGGCGGTGAGGTGGAAGAAAAAGTTCTTCTTCACGCGCCCGCTCATGATGTCGGCGTTGACGGGGAATTCGACACTGTCGTCAACAGCGAGTTTGTATTGGGGCATGGTGTTTTCTCGTGATGGTTACAGGCAGACGATGCGCAGTTCGTCGTCGCCGTTGATGGGCTCGGCGTTGAAATCGCACGCGAGCAGCAGCGTGCCTTCGTAGTCGGAATACGTGGGGTTCAACCGCATGGCGCGGGCGACGTAGACCAGCACCTGCTTGCCGGCGCCGCTGCCGTGCAGCAGGCTCATGGTGGTTGGGGTGTTGGCGTTGATATCGTTGCGCATGGCCACCTCTTGCGCGCCGGTGAGTTCGATCTCGAACTTGCCGGATGGCGCGCGGTCGGTGATGTCCACGCCGCTACAGCCGAGCAGGGCGAGGTATTTGGCGTCGTTGGCCATGTTCAGCGTCAGGCCGCGGCTGCAATACGTGGTGCCGCCTGTGACGGCGCCGGCCGCAAAAGTGCCGCCGAAGGTGAGTTTCTGGCTGTTGAAACTGTTGACCACTTCGGGTAGCTTCCAAGTGGTCAGGTCATAGGCCGGCGTGTTGGCGGCAACGCTTCCGCCGTCGATTCCGGTGAAGGTGAATTGCAGCGTGGGCCGGTCGCCCTCGGGTTCGTTGATGGTCACGGTGCCCATGCACGAGAGTGCGGTGTGAATGACGCCATCGGCGCTGTATTTGATGGTGATGGTTTTCAGGCCATCGCTGACGGGCGTGTATTCCACACGCTGGCTGGCGGTCACGGTTTCGGCAAAGGCGCAGCCCAGCAGCAGCTTGCCCCACGGCGGCGCGATGCCTTTGCTGCCGCTGGTGGAAAGCTCGACGGTGAATTCGATCTTGAGATTGCGCGTGCCCACCAGCGTGCCGCTGTGGCCCATGGTGGGGCGGATGAGCTTGCGGTCGACGTTCTTGTATTCGGTGGTGAAGGTGGCGTCGCTGATGAGCAGCGCGTCGGCGGCGGCGGGCGCGGCGTCGGTGCCAACAATATCCTCGACCTTTGCGAGGATGACGGTTTTCTTGAATTTGCGGTGTGCCATGATGGTTACTCGCTGGTGGAAGTGGTGGATTGGGCCGTGCCTATTTCTCCGGCGGGTGGTTTGACGGGCGCGCCTACGTCAAGTGGAAGAAGGCTGCCGTCGGGCATGCGCTGAAAGCGCCCGCCCACGCGCGGGTCTTGCGGCTGTTGCTGCTGTTGCGTGGGCGCGGTGGCCGGCGTTGGTTTGAATTTCATGGTGATTGGCTCCACGGTTGCATGCTTCCGGCGGGGGTGCGGTGCACAAGCGTCAGGTTCAGGGTGGCGCAGGTGTAGCCGGCGTCCTCTGCGACGCGGTACCACTCGATAGCGTCTGCGCCGTCGGTCGTTTGCATGACGCCAAGGTCTTCGGCGTCTTGTGTTTGGGCAAAACCGCCAAGACTGGCGTGCACGGCGGTCAGCAGTGCGTCGGCTTGTTCATCGGTGCCTGCGCCGCGCACGGCGCAGTCGATGAAGACGCTGGTGCGCCAATCCGTGGCATGGATCACGGCATGGGTGGCCATCGCATTGGGCATGCGCACGTTGATGGCACGCTCTTCGCCTTGCGCGATGGGGCGCAAGCGATCCACATGCACGGGCACGCCTGCCAGCGCAGGATCAGCGCACAAGTGCGCGGCCAGCGCGGAGCGCAAGACCAGAAAGACGCTTGGTTTGATCATGCCGCGCGCTCCAGCAGGAGCACCGACATGCCAGCGCCGTCTGGGTGGTGCTCTGCGATTTTCCAGTGCGTGACGCCGTCCGCGCCTTCGATCACAACCGCCACGCCACTGAACGCCTTGGGCACATCGCCAGTGGGCACGGTGACGGCGGGCGCGCTGGCGGCCATGCCGGCAGCGCCGACTTCGGCCACGACGTAGTCTTGATAGAAGATTCCGCGAATTCCCGGAGCACCGCCGATGCTCACGAGAACATCGGACAGGTTCGCCTGCACCGCGTCATTGACGCGCTGCATGGCTGTGGCAAATTGCGGCAGCATGGCGCTTTGCCGTTACGGCGCAACGGTTCCCGGCGTGCCGATCAGCTTGACCTGCACCTTGTCGTCATCCGCGGCGGCGGACTCAAAGCAGGTGGCCGCGCTGCTTACGTTGCCGGCGGCGGCGGCCGTGGCCGCGCCGCCAAAGGCATGGTCGGCGGCCGACCAAACCAGTGCCTCGCCCTGCGCGATGATCACGCCCGTTTTTTTGGGCAGCCAGAAAACGCCGGTCAGCGTGACGCTGCCGGTGGCGGCAGGCGCAATGTCCACCAGCGCCACGCCGAGCAGGTTACCGGCGACCACCACGTCGCCAGAGGCCACCGGCGCGCCGGTTGTGTTGGTGTAGTTGAGCACGTGGCCCGGTTGGATGTAGTTGTTTGCCATGATGTGTTTCTCCGTGGTGTCATGCGCCCGCGTTGGTGACGGCGCCGCGCCAGTCATTGCCGGCCACGCCGTAGTCCAGGCGCACCTTCCAGCGCACGCCGTCGGTGTCGAATGCGTCCTGGCGCTCCAGGTACGGGGTGTCCACGCCGTCGAGGAAGGCCACTTCCAGCGCGGGCGCTTCGTTCGGGTCGGCAAAGACGTAGTAGCGCGTGCCGCTCAGGCGCGGTGTGCCCACGATGTCGCGGAACAGGCCCAGCGAAATGTTGGGCGTGAGCGCGTTTTTGCCGGTGCTGGGTTCGTATTGCGCTTGGTTGATGAGACGGGCCTTCGATTCAAGACCGATGGGTCCGAGCCACACAGCAGGTCGCAGGTCAAGATGGTCGTTGCCGCTGATGTCCATCTGATGTGCCATTAGCACGCGCAGCGCGTCGAATGCATCGCTCGACGGTGCTGCCGCTGGTGCGATGTTCTTGTGGTCGTTGTGGAACAACGGTTTTCCGTCGTTCATCAGCGGCCCCATGCCGCTGTTGGACAGCAGCATGGCGTACACATCGGCCTCCACCGTGCGCGCGGCGGCGCGACCCATGGCGGCGGCCTGGTCGGTGATGGCGCCCAGATCGTCGTTGATGATGATCTCGCGGCTGATGTTGATGATGAAGCCCTTGGTCTGCGCGGCGATGCTTGTTTTTTCGCCGTCGGGAATGGCCACGTTCTTGTATTCGCCAAGCTCGTTCTTGGGCAGCAGGTTGCCCAGCGAGCCGGTGCGAAAACGCAGGTGCGGGCGGAAGTCCGCCACCTGGCCGCGCTTGCAAAAGCGCTGCCACGTCAGCGCTTGCAGGCTGTAGGCCGACAGCAGCACGCGATGGATGGCATCGGTGAGCAGCACCGGGAAGTCGCTGGTGGACTGGGTGAAGGCGGTGGCCACGATGTCGCGCCGGTCCATGCCGGTGGTGCGCTGGCCGGCGCGCTCCACGCTGGCGCGGGCGATGTCCATCAGGGACGCGCCGCGCACCGGGTTGGCGTTGTAGGCGGCGCGTTGCTCCGGGCTGGCAAAACCGGCGCGCACCATGATGGCGTCGGTCACGGCCTGGCGGCGCTTGTCGGCCTCGTCGGCGACGATGTGCACGCCCGCGATGGGCGCGGCGGCGCGGCCCAGATGCGCCAGCAGGCGTTCGCCCGCGGCCTGGGCGGTCACGGTGTGGTCGGCCTCGCAGGCCGCTTGCAGCTCGGACACGCCGGCACCGCCCGCAAAGGGCTGGAAGGCGGCGCGGATATCCACGCGGCGCTGCTGGTCGGAGGCCAGAATGGCCGCGCGGTCAGGCGCGGCGGGCGGTGCGGCCGCCGCGGTGGCAGCCGCCGCGGGTGCGGCAGCGGGTGCGGCAGCCGCTGGCGGCGTGGGCGCCTGGGCGCTGGCCTGCGGGGTGGCGGTAGGGGTGGCCGCCGGATTCACGGTGTCGGGCATCGAAAGCTCCTGAGTGGGTGCGGCGGCTGCCGCGGTGAGGCCCGCCGCCAGACTGGCCGGCAGCGAGCGGTAACGGGATATGCCGGGCATGTGCGCGGCGCTGGCGGCCACGGGCATGGCGGGGGTGACTTCATCGACCATGCCGGCGGCCTTGGCCTGCGCGGCGGTGTAGTAATGGTCTTCGCCGTCATCGAGCAACGCGCTGGCGGCTTGCGCGCCGCCCATGCGGGGCGCGTAGATGGCGACCATGCCGGCGGCAAAGCTGTCGAGCATGTCGGCGCTCTTGCGCAGCGCTTTTGCGTTGCCGCTGGTGTTGCGCAGCCAGGGCGCGTGAATCATGGCGGTGGCGTTTTCGGCCATGCGCACGGTCTTGCCGCACAGGGCGATCATGCTTGCGGCGGAAAAGGCCACGCCGTCGATTTCGGTGGTGATGTTCGCCGGGTGGCGTTGCAGGGCGTTGCAGATGGCAAAGGCATCGGGCACCGAGCCGCCGAAGGAGTTGATGCGAACGGTGATTTCCTGCGCATCGAGCGCGGCCAGTTGCTCCACGAAGGATTTGGCCTCGACGGTTTCATCGAACCATGAGGGTCCGATGTCGCCGTAAATCAGGATTTCGGCCCGCGACGGCGCGGCGGGCGCGGCCTTGGCGAGCGGGCGGATGGAAAACCAGGTTGCGGGCATGGGCGTGGCATCAATGAGCGATGCACGCACTTTCGCCGTTTGTCTGTCCAGTTTCTAGGGAAGAAACTGGACTATTTTCTGTTTTCAAACGCCTTTTTGCGGCGCGCCGGAAACGCTGGGCTCGACCGCGCTTTGCCCCTGCACCTGCTGCTGCGGCAGCACGGCGCTGTTGAAATTGAGGCCGCGCTCGGCGACCTTGGCGCGCCATTCGTCCACCTGGTCCAGCACTTCGGCGGGGTTGCCTCCGCGGCGGCGGATCACTTCCACCTCGCTGGCAAAACCGGCCTGCGTCATGGCCAGCCACGACTGCGCCTCGCGCAGCGGGTCGATCCACGGCATGGATTGGCCGATGAACAGGCAGTTGGCGGCGGTTCCGGCCTGCACGTCGTCTGGTGTGCGCAGCGCGCCGGACAGGTGGGCGATCTGCACGAAGGTTTCCCAGTTGGGGCGGCACCACATGCCCACGAAGTCGTCGGTGAGCACGGCGTAGTGAATCCACTGCTCCACCAGCTCTTGCCGCATGGAGGAGTACGAGCCCGCATAGTCGCGCGCCACGGACGAATAGCTGGCGCCAAGGCCCGCCGCATAGGCGCGCAACTGGCCGCTGCGCCAGCCCACCAGGTTGGGGTTTGGGCGATTGGCATCGATCAGGCCGATGTCTTCGCCCACGGCAAGATCATCGATGATGCTGCCCGGGTGCAGGCGCAAGTCGCGCGGCGCGGGCGCGCCGTTCTCGTCCACCTTGGGGCCGTTGTAACCGTCGGGCGTGGTGCGGCGCACGAATGCGGTAAGGCTGGCGGCCACCTTGGCGGCGATGCGCTCGGCGTCCTCGTATTCCTTCAAGTCCTGCACGCGGGTGAGCACGCTGGCGAACTCCGAGACGCCGCGCCACTGGTGCAGCCGGTCGATGGTGTTGACGTGCACCATGTTCTCCGCCGGAACGGTCTTGAGCGAGGTGGAGGCAATCCAGCCCAGCCCTTCGCGCGGGTCGCCCTTATACACCCAATAGGCCACGGGGCGGCCCCAGTCGTTGACCTGGATGCCCTGCCTGATCTTGCGGCTGGTGTCGGTGTACTCCAGCGGCACGAAGTCGGGCTCCAGCAGCTCCAGCAGAAACGGCACGCTCGATCCGTACACCAGGCCGGGCTGGCGGCCGATGACCTTTTGGGCGAAGCACTCGCCGTCGCGCAGCCAGGTGTAGCAAACCATGCGATCCATCTGCGCGCCGTGCATGCGGTTGCCCACCTCGGGCCGCTGGCGCCATTGCTGGTAGAGCGCGCGCAGCGCATCGGCGTATTCGGTATGGATGCCGCCTCCCACGCGCTGTGGCTGCGGCTCGATGCCGATGCCGCCCGGGCCCACGATGTTGTTGACCATGGTGCGCAGCGCGCCGCGCGAAATGTCGTGATTGCGCTCCAGGTAGCGCGCCTGGTTGCGCAGCGCGGCGGCGCTCATGCCCACCAGGTTGTTGGGGCTGGTGTTGTCGGTGTGGAACTTGCGTTGTTTGGAGGGGCGCGCCGCCTCGTACACGGCAAGCGCGTGGCGGGCCTGCGAGCGGCGCACGGCGCGCTGGGGGTCGAGCCAGGCAATGGCGGCGTCGATGGGGTTCATGGGCGGTGGTGTCAATCGAATCGGGCCACGGAAAACGAGCTGCCGTCCAGCCCGCCACGCCGCGCGTTCTGGGCGTTGACGGCCTGGCGGATCACCTCGCGCGCGCGCAGCAGATCGGCCATGCTGCGGTAGGTGACGGTGCGCCCGTTGAAGGAGACAGTGCTCTCGCCGCTGGCAATGGCGCGCTCGATGGCGGCAAGGTCGGATGGGGTGAAGGACATAAGCCCAAACCCTATCCGCCCGCCCGTCCAGTTTCACGGGAAGAAGCTGGATTTTTTGCGCGGCACTTCTCAACGATCTGGTACAGACGTGAGCGCGAGATGCCGTGCTGGCGCATGAGGGCGGCGGCGTTGCGGCCGTCGAAGGCGCGGGCAATGGCGGCGTCGCGCTCGGCCTTGCTTGGCGCGGGGATGTACAGGCCGCGCCGGCCCAGCCGCATGCCGCCGTAGCGCTGGCGCAGGCCGCGCATGATGCTGTTGGCAAGGCTGGCGGCTTGCAGCTCGGGCATGCCAAGCTCGGCGCGGACCAGCTCGGATAGGTCGAATTCAAGCTGCCAAAGGTAGTCGGCTGTGCGGGCGGATAGGGGTTCGTGGTGGGTCATCCAATACTCCAGTCGTTGCCGGCGAACTGGTTGCCGCGCGGGCGCTGGGCGGCAGGCGGCGGTGTCGGTGCGGCAGGCGGCGGTGTCGGTGCGGCTGGCGCGGCGGCTTGCGCCTGCATTTGCTCGTGCAGGCGCTGCCAGTCGGCGCGGGTGTGGCGGTGCAGGCGCAGCTCGGGGTGGTGGGCGGCGGCAAAGGCGTAGACCCAGCAATCGAGCTGTTCGTTGCGCACGCCGCGCTTCTTCTCGAAACGGTTTTTGGCGGGGTTGAAGGTTTCGCTGACCAGGCCGGCGAAGAACTCGCGCCCCAGCTCGTCGCTGAAGTGGGTGAGGCGCTTGTCGTGCTCTTCGGGCGGCAGGTCGGCGTCCACGGACAGGCGGCCATAGAGCCAGTTTTTGGCGGCCACGGTGCCCACCTGCCAGACATGCACGCCGCGCCGGTCGCTGCGGCCGCTCCAGGTGACGTCGGCCAGCTTGCCCTTGCCCAGCACGGGGGCGGTATTGGCCACGGCGCCGGTAATAGGCATGTGGCGCGGCACGAGCTTGAGGCGGCTGTAGTGCTTGACGGCCTCGCCCCGGTGGCCGCCGTAGTCGTGCGCGGTGGCCTGCACGCGCAGCAGCGCGCCGCTGGCGTGCGGTATGGGGCGGCTTAGCAGGTCGGTGAGCGCGGCCCATACGGACTCGCCCGCCGGGTCGCCCGGCAGTTCCACATAATCGAGCACCCAAAAGGCCATGCCAGCGCCCCAGCCCACGATGATGACGGCCAGGCGGTCGTCTTGCGTATCGACGCCTGCGGTGATGCGCAGCACGCCTTCGGGCGCGGTGCGCAGTTTGTAGGGTTCGGCCCGGTCGGCGATGGCGTTGTGGCGCACGGCGCGCATGGCCGGGTCTTCCCAGCTCTCCGCCAGCCGGTCGTTGATGAAGGTTTTGAGCTTGGCCGGGTCGTTTTGCGCGGCCAGCCACATCCGCGCCAGCTCGGCCCAGCGCGGGCCCAGGCCAAAGGCGTAGTACAGGCAGTTGATGGTGTAGCCGCGGCGGGCCGCTTCGGGTTTTTCCGGAACCCAGCGGCCAGCG